AATCACCTTTTACCTGCACTTCAACGGATAATGTTATTTTGGGAAATCCTTTTTCTGTTGGTGCAAATCCTGCCATTTCTGCATAAGAACCTTCATGAGTAAGTGCTGAACCTGTAACTACAAATACCTGCTTCACCAAATCTAGTTTACCATTTCTATTATCGGGCATGTATATTACCTTTGTGTGTGCTTGCCTTCTATGCACATGTCCCATAAGATATAAATCTGCGTAAACTGTATCTGCTTGCTTTTGCAAACGATTCATAGCACCACCAGGAGTTCCACCACCACCTGAACCATGCCAAACAGAAACATTAAAGTCTCTTTTAAAAATGGTATAACTGATTACTCCTTGATATCTCATATATTTATTTTCTAGATCCATAATCTGTGCAAAGTATAACATTAAATCAAAACCACTGTTTTTGTATACTCTTTCCTCGTGATTTCCAGTTACAATTCCATCAATTAAATCTCTGTAAGGGTATAATAATGTTTTTGCACTCATCATCTGGTGTTGTGCATTTTCTTGCTGTTCATACACACCCGCTCCAACACTATCTTTTAATGCTGTTTCTGCTAGATCACCCATGATAATTATTCGTGCTTTATCTCTGTTTTCATCAATTAATTTTAACTGACTTATTAATTCTTTTTTATCGAAGTGTGGAGAACCTATATGCAAATCACCAATTGGGAATAAAATAATTTCTTTAAGATCCCTGTTGTGTTCTGCTTTGATATATCTCACTTCTCACTCTCCTTATTTTCAATGAGTCTATCTAAATACCACTTTGCCTTCTTTAAATCTTCAATTCCATTTTTATGTTGAAATCGCCAGATGTATTTTATTATGTTGCCGACATAGTAAGAATCTGTTCCAGATAAATTTTTAGTTGCAGACTCTATGGCATCAATACATTCCACTTTGCCTTCTCTATAGTGCATTGGGTTAATATTATCCATTACATTTCCTTTCTTTACCAACATTTACCTTCAATATACATAAAAAAATTATATTAGTCAAACAAAAAAGACCCCAAGAAGGGGTCAATTAAATTTTAGTGGGAAAGTAACTTTCTCGGCTTTCCTCACCTTTGTTATAATTATACTTTATTTAATGTAATTAGTCAAAAAAAAGACCCCAAGAAGGGGTCAAGTGAATTTTGATGTTTTTTGTGCTATTTTCTTAGGTTGTTTAACAAATTGTTTACCTGCTTTTGTTCCTTCTCGTTTTGCTTTAGAAGTTTTTGAATATTCAGAAGCAGATAAACTTTGTATGGCTTTCTTTGGGAGGTATCTTTCTCCAGTTGCTTCTTTCCCTTGAGTGCTTGGTTTCCCTGATTTAGTACCCCAATCTTGTTGAGTCCATTTACTCAAAGACTTTTGAGGGGATTTCTTTTCCCCTGTATATCCTCCGCCTGCTTTTTTATACTCTAAAGCAACAAGCTGTGCTTTCCTTGCAGACCATTGACCTGAGTTACCGCCTTTTGTACCTGCCATAATTCTGTTTTTAATGGATTCACGCAATGTAGGCTTTGTATACATATCATTTCTTCACTTTACCACTCATCATTGAGTTTATAATTTTTGAAGAAAAAGGAATTTTTTTACTAACTGCTTTTCCTGCTGCTTTTCCTGCAACTTTTGCGTATTTAGCAGAACTTTTTGCTATTTTTTTTACATTTTGAAACATCCCGCCAACTTTAGCTGAACCTGCCATTTTTTTATCTTTAGCATTAGATATCATTTCTTTTATTTTTCTTGAAGATTTTTTAACAATACCCTTTGTGGCAAGTGCTGTTCCTGCACCAAGTGCAAAAGCACCTGCACCCGAACCTGATTTACCTTTTTTATTCGCATCTATTGTTGCACCTTGAGCTGCCATTGCTTTTATACCAGCTTGCGTTTGATTCATTCTAGCAACCGCTTGTTTAGCAGGAGCTGATTTTACATTTGATTCTAATTTTTCCATACCATAAGGAAGATTTAAATTAACTCCTGACATAATCATATTCTTATCTTTAATTTGTGGATTCAAGCTCATTAATTTTGAAACTGTAGTCCCTTCTTTTTTAGCAATTGCTGATAATGTGTCACCTTTTTTAATTTTATAATTTGGCATTTTATTTTCCCCTTTTCATCATTTTAGATACTGATTTAACACTTTTATAAGCAGTTTTACCAATTCTTCCAATTGGAAGCACTGTTAAAGCTGCATCAACCGCAAAATCTTTTGCTTTTTGTTGATAAAAAGGATTTTTTAAAGTAGATTTCATAGCAGGTATTATTTGTTTTGTGGCATCTTTAGTTTCTTTTTTTGTTGGTAATTTAGAAAATTCTTTTTTTACATATTCTTTAAATGTTGGTGGTTTATAATTTTTAGGTCTTTCTGGATATAAAAAATTTTTAACTGCTTTAAAATCTGATTTTGCTTTTTTTATCATTATTTTTTTTCCTTTCTTTTTAATCTTTCAGAAATAGCTTTTGCTTTTGTTCGTGCATCTTCTTTAGAAGAAGCACCCCATACTTGTAAGCTTTTAAGGAGTCTAGTTGGCTCACCATCGGGTTTTCTTTCTGCACCCCTCGCATTACCCATCCTAGCTAGAAAAGAAGCTCTACGTGGATTGTCTCCACTTTTAATAGGGGGTTTTAGTGTCCCACCTGTTTCGGCTTTGTAAGAGGCTCTGCCTTTTGCGTTTAATCCACCTTTTGGATTTTTACCTTCTTTTCTTGTCCAAGCCGCTGTTTTCATTCTGCCCATTCCTCTATGTTTTGTCCGAGTATGATTTGTAATCCGCCACTATGTTCTACTTTTTCTCTAAACATACCCATAGATTTTGCGGCAAGCTCTAATGCTTTTAATTTTTCTGCTTTAGAAGAATTTTCAGAATGTGCAATCTCTTTTATTTCTTTTAATATTTCATCAGCAGACCAGTTTATTCTTTCCATTCTTTCTTTCTGTAGTTTTTCAAGTTCGAGAATAACTTCTGGGTTTTTAAGGAGTTTGCACCCCGCTTCTCTAGCACTTTTCATATTTGCAGTATTATAAGCTTGCATATATGCTCTTTGCATATTTGAATCTACAAAGTATTCTTCAACAAATCTTTTTTGCTTTTCATTCATCATCACTAAATCCTCTATTCTTTGTTTGGGGATTATTGATTATACCTAACAGGATTAATATAGATAAAATTGAATTGATATACACATCCCATTTTTCAGGTGTAATTTGAATACCATTTTCTTGAATGATTATAAAAACAAAAGATGATAACGATATCCAAAGACCGTAATTTTTATAGCGATCATCCATTACTTTTTCCTCCTTAAAATTGTTCCTAGTAATCCTAAGTTTACAGTATCTGTGGATTTCCAATCTTTTGATATACCATATTCTTTTTGCAAAAACTCCAGACCTTCTTCTTTCCAAGTTTGGGTTTCAGCAGGTAACTCCTTAAAAAAAGTATCTAAATATTTTATAGGATCTGTATGAAATCCCCAACCAAATGAAGGTGTAACTTTTGTTCTAACTTCATAGTGTAAGTGAGAACCTGCACTTTGACCAGTGTTTCCTTGAGTTCCTACACAGTCACCTTTTTCTAATATGCTTCCTTCTTTTGCCATTATTTTATCAAGATGCCCATACAAATGCAAATGGTTGTTAGAGTCAACAACACACACAGCATTGCCATATCCTCCAACACCTGTGCCTTTATCTGCAAATTTCGAAAACACAACTTTACCACTGACAATGCAATATATTTCTTCTTTATCTTTTTTAACTAAATCTACACCACTGTGGAATTCTTCAAGACCACTAATTGGACTTTTTCTTTTACCATAAGGACTTGACATCTTTATAAAGTCATTAAAATATTTTTCCATTATTAGAATCCTCCTTTAAAAAGAAATCCCATAATACTTAATATCAAAGAACTTAATACAGTGCTAACTAAAAACCAAATCATTTTTTCTATTTTTTCTATTCGTCTGTGTGCATCTCTTGAAGTTTGTAAAGCTTCATTTGCGGTTTCTTTAGCAGATGCAAAGATGTCTAATTTGGTTTCTACTCTTGTTATTCTTTGCAGTATTTCTTGATTTATATCCAAAATTGCACCTACCTTTTTGTTGTTAAAGGAATACCTTTTTGTTCAAGTATTGCATTAATATTAATAAAAAAAGCATTTTCTTCTGTTTTAATTTGTTTCAATCGTCTTTCTCTTTCTTTTTTACTTAAGTTTTTATTTAATGAAGTTTCTCTTTTAAGTTCTTTCATGTAAGATAAAAATTTACTTGGGGAACCTTTTGATTGTGTAGTCATATAATTATACGCTCTTTCATCGTACCACTTTGGTAATTTAACTCCTAATTTTTCTTGATTTTTTGCTTGTATTAATAAATTTTTTGCTGTATAAAATTGTTCGGATAAATTATTACTAAAAGTTGTGTTTGTTATAAAATCTTTAAAAATTTCCTCACTTCTTAGTGTTCCACCTTGTTTTAAACCAGTAATTCCTAATCCTTTTTCTGAAAATAATGGCATCAAATATCTTGAAAAATCTCCACCATAACTTCTAATAATGTAATCAATTTTAAACGGATTTAAACCTGATATTTCTGCTAATTTTTTAGCAATTGAAGTTGTATTTTCATTGTATTTGTATTTTTCTTCTACTTGTAATAATTCATACTCTAATGGAACGATAGGTATTCCTGCAAATCCTTTGTTAGAAAGCACAGAAGCCCAAGGTGCAACAATGCTTTTATTTAAGATATCTGTAAATTTTCCTTTTTTGTCTGCTAATGGTGACAATATTCCCGAAAC